TTAGTCTTTGTAACCTTAACAAATACTCTAGACTTCTCTGATGAAGTAAACTTTACATCTGGTCCATAAAGACCTCTATAGTTTCTGTACGCTTTAATCCAGCGTTGCTCTTCACCATTCCTAGATGTTTCAGCTTTATCAAAACGTTTTTGTATATAACTTACAATAGATCCAACTGAAGGATCACTAAGAGATTCTTTATCTGTATCCTCTATAAAAGATACTTCAGCATCTTCCATGTGAACTTCTTCACCTAAGATTTCGTCTTCTTCCATATTATTTTACCTTCCAAGGTCCGTTATCAAAATCGTACTGTTCTTGACATTTAGGACAACTATCAAACTTATCTGTATTATAAATTATAGAACACTTTGAGCAGGTCACTAACACTTTAATATCCAAACGTTGAATCACTCATTTGAAATCCAGAGTTTTGAGTATCAGGGTTGTAGTCAAACAAGTTACTTCTTGGTCTTGTCATAATACCATACCTGATAGCATCATAGATGTGGTCTTCAGATTTAGTATCTACATCCTCAGGATTGTTTTTATCTAGAGGTAGTGAGGGAAGTTGAGCAATTGTATTATAACAGCTACTAAAGAAAGTTATTCTTGGTTCTTCTGTAAAGTCATCTATCTGTAATCTTCTGTGTAATTCATTCTTACCTGATACACGAGAACCTTTTGATCTGTCGGCTGGTCTAAAACGACAACCTTTTTGTATCATCTGTTCTGCTAGTGAAGGACCAGTGTCACCTCTCTTATGCCAGAGAGAACTGTCAAGAACACCATATCTTATTTTCTCGTTAGATTCAAGATCTAAAATCATATCAGCTAAATCTGTAGCTAAAACTTTACTAACGTACAATTCTCTATAAACAATTAGCTGTTCATCAGGAGCTACCGCAAACCATATAACAGCAGAGTAAGATCCGTATCCATAGTCGGCTGCTCTAAACCTAGGCCAGTTACTTGGTATCTCGTATGGATCTACCACATGTATTCTTCTACTGAACTCTGGGAAAGCTGCACCTTCATTAATATCCCAATCCCCTTCCAACAATTGTCTCCGTTGGTGCTCAGGCAGAGAGAGTAGGTTGGCTTCGTACATCCCATCATCAGACAGATAAGGATTATCAAACAAAGTCGCAGGGATAAACTTTCTCTTGAAAAGAGGTTCTCCCTCTCTAGTATGTCCTTTAGGCCAGCAGATTACCTCACCTTCGTTATCTGTAGCCCAGAATGCATGATCAGGTTGACTAGGATCTATAAAGTATCTCTTAACCCACATGTGGCCTGGACCACCGGGGTTGCTTGTAGCTCTCATGTAGAGAGGTAACCCTGAAGCTTTTGTAGTACGTAGACGTGACCTCATGTAGTTCCATGCATAATCTGTAGGCCACTGTGTTAGTTCGTCAAAACCTATCCAGTTAAATGCTTGACCTTGGTATCTCATAACGTCATCGTCACGGTCAAGGTAAGACATCCAGAGAGTTGCACCACTAGGTGCTACCCAAGTCTTGTCTCGTTCCATAAACTTAATACCGGGAATAGCTCTTGGGTATAACTGCTTACTTACTGATATAAGTTCTCTTAGTTCTTCCGTTGACCTACGTACTAGAAGCATTCTAGCGTTAGGGTTGTTTAAGTATCTTACTGGATCTGCTACTAGACTGTAGCTCTTACCACCACCTGCAGCACCACCATACAATACTTCTTGTTCTGTAGCTGCTAGGAATGTTGTTTGAGGTCCAGCGTTAGGTTCAAAGATAACATCTCTAGGAACTTCTTCTACTTCACTCTGTGGTAGACTCGGTTTCGCTGCTGAGGTCTGACCATCCATCTCCAAAGATTCGCTTGGTTTCTCTACCACCAAGTCTTTGCTTTTCAATCTTCTCCGCTTTCCTTTGCGCTTCTTTGTATTTCCTAGCGTAGTTGCGGTAGTTAGAGGAAGCTCTCCTGCGTTTTTCTTCGATCCTGACACGTTTGTCTAACCCTACATGTGATATATATCTGCCTGACTTATCTGATAACCACTTGGATACTTTTCTCAAACTATAGTCCTGTAGAAATAATTTTGCTTTTTCTAAAAGTTCTAATTCTTCTGGTATAGGTATAAGCAAGTCAAGATCTTCTTCATCTTGCTTGTAGCCGAAAGGTACATGTCTTCCAACTCTTATGATAGGATACCACTCACCTTTTTCGCCTCTGAGTGGTACTTGCCAATCTATTTTATTTGGGTAGGTAGCCTCTGATGCTCTAGCCGTTTTAACTTTCGTCATCACTATCCTTAGACGGTAGGATAAACACTGGCTCTGAGGTTTTTACTTCTACCTTCTCTGTCTTTGTAAATCCTGCTCTGTCTAAGATATCTTTAGCTGCAAGCATTTTTTCTTTTACACCCAAGTCTGTTGGATCAGCCATTACACTAAACATTGTATAAGCAGCTTTAGTAGAGGACTGGGATATAAACTTTTTAGTTAGTTCTACTATCTCATCTGTTAAAGGAGCTACAACCTGTGCTGTAGCTACACCTTCAGAGTATCCTGCAAGCTTCTTAGCTTTAACAGGATCTCCTTGGGCTTCATCAAACAGAACGTCTAAGAACTTCTGTTGTTTATCTGTTAGCTGTCTCGCCATAAACTCTTTCTCTTATTTCAGATCTACCGATACCTAGATCCTTAAGCTCACGCTCAGATAGATTTATCAGTATATGATAGTCTGCTCTACGCTGTTGTGATTGCTGTATAGCTTTCATCACACGGTTACAATATTCTTTCCACATATAAAAATCTCCAGTTTGGTTTTGTGCAAGTTGGCTAAGAATACCAACTGGAGACTAGTTTTACACATATAGTTATAACATACTACAGATAATATTGCAACCCCGTTATGTCGGCTGGTAATACTCAGCACCTGATAAGATAACATGAAAGTCAGAACTGCTTTCTTCAAATCCTATAATTTTATCCCCTGCAGCTAATGCAAGGTATGCTCCACCCTCTATTACTTCTTCAATACCATTACCTGCTACACTATGCTCATCTATAATGAAATGATAGGTTGTAGTAGCTGCTTCATACCACTGAAGACTATACTTCTTTGTAGAACTAGAGCCACTAGATACATGCAAAAAAGTGATGAGTGACACATGGTTGTTAGGACACGTATACACTACATCACCACTAGCACCACCTGAGGTAGCTGATAAGTTCTTTGCTTTAGTAAAGTATTTAGCTGTAGCAGGGTTTGCCATTACTTTTTCTTTTTACCTGTGACCGCTTTTTTAACTTTAGTAGTCCAAGCTTCATTCTCTGGAGTAGAGGGATCATCCTTAATGTAATGACCCTTATCGTTTCTAGCTCGAACCTTCTCTGTGTTCTCAGCTAACCAAGCTTCTACTTCTGGATCTTTAGTAAGCCATTGACCATAACTTAGTTGACCTACAACATCTCCACGAGAATTTACTATTTGATCTTTTTCAAGACCTTCAAATCGAAACATTAGTACTTCCCTTCTACACCAAACTTCTTTTTGTGTTGAGTAATAGTTTCTTCTTTATACCTAGTGGTATACTTCTTATCTCTCCACATAAAGGTAGCGTTACCAGCTTTTCTATTACGTTTAAAAGCTTTACCAAAAGACTCGTTAGTTACTGGACCAGCCGCTGCTCTAGGTGGAGCAGTTCTGTCAGGCTTACCAGTCTTCTTAGGTTTAGTTATAGTCTTTGGTGCTGGGCCTCTGTCTGTCTTTGTCTTAGGAGTATTCCTTGGAGTTACAGTGCTCTTATCAATCTCTGGTCCACCCTCTAAAGGTGCTATTCTTGCAGCAGCAGGAGCACTTCTAAGGTTACGTGGAGGAGTATTTGTTCTTCCCGGAACTCTTGTCAGAGGTGGTTTAGTCCTTTTAGGTTTAGCTGTATTAGTAGGTGTAAAACCTCTAGTTGTTTTCTTTGTTGGAGAAGTTGTAGACACCTTAGGTTTAGCAGGAGCTTTTGGCTGAGATGACTTGTTAGGAGCAGTAGTCCTACGTCCTACAGGTGGGTCTTTACGAAGTGAAACATTAGGACCAACTGATTTACTTTGATTTGGTTTCTTAAGTGGTAACTTTACATTTGGTGCTTTAGTCTGAACATCAGGTGCTTTTGTTATTTTAGCATTCTTAGGTAGTTTAGTCTTAGGTATTCTCTTACCACCATTTTTTACTAAATTATCTGCAAGTCTTTTAGAGTTAGTTCCAAAGAACTGCCTACCTATCTTAATAATTATTTTAAATGCGGCTGCTGCTGCCATCTTTCTATCCTTTACTTATAAGTATTCTTAGGTCTAGCAATACCAGTACTAAGTTCATTAGAAGACTTAACCATACCACCTACGTTGTACATAGCAACTTTACCACCTTTAGCATATGCTTTCTTTTTCATTCCAGCACCGCCTTTAGCATAACCTTTCTTCTTCATACCCATACCGCCTTTGTTCATTTTACCGACACCATCAGCAGCATAGAAAGGAACTTTCTTTCCATCCTTCTCAACCATCTTAAGACCGCCAGCAGCATAACCTTTTTTCTTCATGCCGCCCTTTGCGTAGCCTTTCTTTTTCATCTTCATGTTTCTTCCTCACTGTATAAATTGTTGAACACTCTTTGTGTATCCCAGACGTAAGCTACGTCTTCTTTAGAGTTGTATATGTGTTGATTAGGTTTAAAGTCTGGAGCACCTTCTCCTGTTTCAAACCAAGCTGGGTGAGTTACTCTCACTCTATTATTGGGTAACGCAACTATGTTACCTGTATAGTTACCAGCGTCTAACAACTCTAATACGTGAGACTGTTTGTGTTGGGCTGGATCGTCAGCGACTTCATTATCTGTGTAGTCTACTGTAAAATAATATTTAGCTGGATAGAACTCCCCATCTACTTTTGCTATCCAAGGGGCTGGACTCGCTCTCTCCAGTTTGTAAACTGAGTGATAGTGCGACATACAATCCCAAGGCTGCGCCAAGTAAGGTGGTAATTGTTCGGGCCATTCTTCCAACGGTGTATCTGCTACGAGTGCTACAAGAGGTAACCTAGCCCACATCGCACCACCATGTATATTGGGGCTATCATTATCATCAGACTCGCAGCCTGTAAAAATAACTTGAAAGCTGAGAGTCCTGTTTGGCATAGTAGTGATGCCAATGACCATGCAATGTAAGTATTCTCCATGATACTCTTCTAAGTTCTTTGTGTATTCTCTACGAACCCACGCTTTGAAGTGAGGGATACTACTTGTTAAGTAAGGCATATTATTATTGTTTTTATTTACCTTTTAGATTTTTTTGTAAGACCACCCTTAGCGGCTCTAAAGGTTTTGGTCTTCTTTGCGATTTTCTTAGGTTGAGCCACATGCTGCTTACCTGCCTTAGTGCCTTTTCGCTTTGCTCTAGAAGTGGCTGCGTACTCACTAGCACTAAGAGACTTAATAGCCGAAGAAGGTAGGTAGCGTTCACCAGTAGCCTTAGAGCCTTGCGTAGATGGCTTACCACTTTTAGTTCGCCACTTTTGTTTTGTCCAAGACTTTAAGCTCTTCTGTGATTTAGAGAGTGACATTTAGCAGCAGTCACACGTTGGGTTACACTTCTTGTTTAACAATGCACACCATAGTCTTTTAAGATATCTTCTCATGACGTGTAGCCTCCCCCTTTAGCTTTGTATTGCTTCGCAACCATTTGCGCTTTTCTCGCTGACCATTGTCCAGGTTTGCCACCTTTTGAACCTGCTTTAACTTTTGCGACCAAGTTTTTACGCATAGTCGGTTTGGTGTAGTTACCAGCAGCATTGACTGTACTCTTCTTAGTAACCATTAAACAATCCTATTAAAATGAAAACTTTGCACCCATAGTGATATCACCAAACTCAAAGTCAGCATCTGATGATACTTCTGTGTAGGTTGTTAGACCTTTCCAAGCATACTCAGCTTTCCAGTCTAATCCAGTGAAGATGTCACCATTGTTAATGTCTAGTATATCAATAGTTGTTTCAGTAGAAAAAGAAACTCCGTATGCACCCATACTTACTTTAGGAGTAACATCTAGCTCCCATACTTCTTTTCCTGTTGTATAACTCATATCTGTTTCAGCACCAACAGATAGACCATACCCTAAGTCCATAGCTGACACTGACGTTCCTGCAACTGCTACTGCAGATGCTAATAGTAATTTCTTCATTCTATACTCCTATAGGTTTGTTCCGATTTTAACGCATGTTGGTACTGCGTATACACCCTTTGTTACTAAGTCGTTTGTTACAATAATAGTTTCTTCTTTACAGGCTTCCTCTGTATAGAAGGGTTCTGGTTTTGCTACAACCTGACAAGATAATGCTGATGGGTTCATACACATCAACAACACAGCTAACCACATTACCACTTAACCTTATGTGACCAATACCTAGCACTTAGTTTACTAGGCTTAGAGTCTTGAGCATTATGTCTAGCATAATAACTTTTCTTACGTGCTTTATCTTTTGCTGACTTAGGGTTCTTACCTGCGCCACTTACACCTTGCTGACCAAAACGAATAAACTTATATGTGCTACCTTCTTTAGCCATCACACAGTGTGACTTGGTAGGATGACTAGGAGTACGCTTGGGTTTGTTTACACCCTTAAGCCCCTCGTCTTTCATCTTAGTTTTTACTCGTTCAGGTATAGACATGATTACCTACTTATCTATAAAAAAGGATTGTATCAGAAAAATTTATCTGTGTCAACCAATCAATTCGAAATGTGGTCCATCCATGAACGGTCTACGACCTTGAGATCTACGTAGGTCTATATAAGCATTCATAGCTTCTTCCATAGTACCTTCCCAGTTTCTTATATCCATTGGGTATGGCATTTCTGGTGTACCCCATGCTGCTCCCCAGCAGATAGGAACTCCTACTTGTGTAGCTGCTTCTGCCATAGCATCAGCTATATCATCATAAACATTTAGTTCCCAGCAAGCACGTCCATTGACATAGGCCATAAGATCTACAGCCTTACCCTCTAGGTGTTTAGACTTTAATGTTTGGCTGGCCCCGGAAGCAACAAGCTCCTTCTGCTGTTCTAGGGTTCTCATCCCTTGGATAACTCCGAAGTCGATTGTATCGCTCAGAGTAATAGCCATCTTAACTACTGCTTGTAGACTATCATCTACACCTTCTAGTCTATCAAGGCTACGCCTACTTAATTTAAATGCCATTACTTCTTCCTATTGCTTACAGTTGATAGTGTCATACCACCCTTACGGTAGTCTGTTGTACCTATACGTTGTTTGGTTGTATACCCACCTTTACTTTTTCTTGTAGTCTTTTTTCTTTTATCTTGTATATACTCTTTGTATAGTTCAGGAAAAGATTCTTTTGCTTTCTTAAATTTCTTTTCATCTATCATGTTGTTAAAGGCACGTTGAGATGGAGAACCAAACCCTATAGAAATTAAAAAGCTTTGTACACCTGACTTCTTCTTTTTATCTGCCATGATTACTTCCCGAAAAACTTTGTTGCTGATCTTACAGCGAAGCTACTCGCTACGATTACACCTAAGGTATAGCTATACCACTGAGGCATAGAGTCCAATGCAGCAAAGCCATTAGCTACTGCTTGGTCTGCCCATTCAAAAGGTAGAAATGCAAGGATTAATGGAATTGAAAAAAGTAGAACTAGGTACTCATCTTTCCACGAGTTCTGAGTACCCTGGGCCATAATCTTTTCCCAGTCAGCTTCACTGGTAGCACGACTGACCATTATCTGAGCTTCTGCTTCTGCACGAGCTACCTTAGCTTTAGTCTCAGCAGCTTTAGTTTCTACCTTACCATTCAGCCAAGTACCTGCCAGACTAGCTATTGGTCCAAGTAAACCTTGTATCATTTCTTTGCTCCCATTGCTGAAAACCCAAAGTATGCACCAACGAGTGCAGAGACAGATACAACATAGATGTTAGCTATGTCAGCTATTAGCATTGCTGCTGTATCCATTCCAATAAGTGTACATAAGAAGATACCCATAGGGTAGAGTACCATACCTGATAAAGCAAACCAAGTCATGTTGCGCTGGGCATCACGCTTTGCATCTTCATCTTCCATTTTCCTGCGCCTATCCTCTAAGTAGATAGCACGTTCTTCTTCGTCTAGTTTACCATTCTTATCTAAGTCGTATTCTTCTACCATTATTCCCAATCTCTTTTTCTGTCAGGGTCTAACACGTTGTACCTACTTATCATACCCTCTAGAAACATAGCTCTTTCTATTCTATCAAGGGATACCCATTCGCCTGAGTGCTGGTGGTATGCCTCTCTAGCATAGAAGACTGAACTGTGAGGGATGTGAACTCTTCGTAGAACTCTTTCATTACCATTAGCTAAAGCTCGATAGAACTCTTCTAGAACTTTATCTGATTGGTAGTACTTTACTTTTCTTGCCATTGTAATAAACCAATGCACCACTAGTTGTATCTATTAGCTTGCATCTGTCAATAGATAAATGCAGAACTAAAATTATTATTTTACTTTAAATGAGATATACTTGTAATACTATTAGTAGTAACTAGTAGTAGTTATAAGTATTATAAGTATAAGAAGTAATAAACTACTAGTACTGACTAATAGTTATACTCATAAGTAATTACTATTAGTAATACTAACAGTATAATTATAAGGCATACCCGCACTTTTGTCAAGCGATATGTTTGTAACAATGTGTTACAGTATGTTTCACTCTATTTGTTTTACCCGGGCTTCCCCGGCAGCACCCTGGTATACCAGGAACTACTGTAAACTTAAATGTACATAAGTGGTTAACAAGTGAAAATGACTCATCTCTGTCACTCTGTGTGTATATATACGTACACCCCCCTCGTGGCCCATGCCCGCCTGGAACAAAAGGTGAACATCTAGTAGAACAAAAAGAGAACAGAAACAATAAGTTATTAGATATAGTTTAACCTTAAACAATTCTGGTGGAAAAGTAGTTTAACGTTAAACTATCTGCAATACTTTTAGTTTAATCTTA